AAAGAAAGAGAATTAAATCAAGAATATGAAAAAGCTATGGAAGCGGGTGTAGATTCTAAAGATGCACTTGGTTACATACAAGACAGAAAAAAATTTTATTTAGATTTAATTGAGAAAGGTGAAGACTTTCCACCTTCATATGGCTCTGAAGAAATAGTAGAGAGAACTGATTTAAAAAAGGGCGGAGACACAGATGGCTTTAGAAAATTTTTAGAAACATATAATCCAACAGAGACATACAAAGGTTATAAAAAAGATTTAGCAAAACAATTCGGAATTAGCACAGACACAGCTGGAGATATAATTAGAGCGTTACGACCTGATTTAGATAAATTGCCTAAAAGAAAAACTAAAGCAGTTTTAGCAAAAGAAGCTACAGCAAAAAAATTAACTGATATAAATTTTTTAAATGCAGAGGAATTTAAAAAACAATATAATCTTTTCAAACCTGGAGTAAAAGAATTTGAAACAGGCAGTGTTAAAGAGTTTGCAAAGTTCTTAAATAATAAAGGTTTTAAAACTATGAAAGGTGGAGAGTTTACAGAGGACAATCTTAATTTAAGATTAATTCGTGCAGATCTACCTTCTAAGTTTGATTTAAAAAAAGCTCAAGCAAAACAATTAAAAGAAGGTCTACCACTTAAACCTGACGCTTCAGGTAAAAAAGCTTTTACTGATGAGTTCTTAAGATCTGAAGCTGAGAGAATGAATCTTGATGTGGAAGGAAAATCTATAGATGAAATTAGAAAAATGGTTTTTACTTCAAGAAATATTGAAAAGGGTAAAACAGAAGAAGAGATAAGAGAATTACGTAATTTTAGAAATAGACAAAGATTAAAGAAAACACAAAAGCCAAGACAGTTTCCGTATGACATAGGTAGGCTTGATAAAATGGGTCTTGACGAAGCTGCTAAAAAACTTTTTTGGAGAGATTTAATAGGTGTTGCACAAGCTCATCAAAATTATTTAGTTAACAGAGCCGGCCCTAAACTAGAAAACGCTCACATAGAATTTGCTGACTCTGCTCAAACGCGAGGCACAGATGTAAAAAGTACTTTTGATATAAAATTAATAGACACTAATGTTATGGATAGCAAAGGACTTCCTAAAGTAATAACCTTTGAAAATTTTTTAAAACACATTGATGAGAATAAAAATTTATACAGAATAGATTCTGAGACAGCTTTAGGTGAGTACAAGAAAAAAAGATTTATACAATCTGACGCTGAACTTAGAGATTTATATAATAAAAAATTAAATAAAAACTATGATCCTACAAATAAATTTAACAGAACTGTGTTCTCTCCTTTTCATATTCATCACACTGCTGGTAGAGGACAAAACGCTTTTAATGTTCAATTTGCAGTGGGAACTGAAAACATGCAAGAGAATGCTTTTAGAAAAAAATTTAATAAAGATTTTAAACTAGCAACTACTTTGTCAGAAAAGAAAAAAGTAACTAAAAACTATTTAGATAACGTTTCTCCTTTTTTAGAAGTTAGAATAAGAAATACACCATACGGTGAAAGAGAAAGCCTTGTAGCAATGACTGAAAGAATTGCACCAGAACTTGTTGAAAAATTAAAAGCATCACCAAAAGCAGAAGGAGTTAAACTAAGTGCCAACCCTTTTGCGGATCCAGAATTGTTAAGTAGGTATCTTTCACAGATACCTAAGGATGTGGCTAATCTTGGTCTAAGAGGTTTAGCAGCTTTAGATGTTCCTGTTATCCAGGCGTTGTTTGCAACCATGACAGACTTTGCAGAGGACAGTCCTTTGATTACAACACTGCCTCTTGCTTTTACGGACGAAGCGTCAAGACTCATGGGTCTATACAATGAGTCTGGTGGTAACTTTAAAAAATTTTCAAGGTTGGTTGCAAGAGCAGGTGTTCCTATTGAAGGAGCTAAAAAACTTTTTCCTATTGTATCTAAGGTTGGAAAAATTGGATCTACCTATGCGTTACCTGCTTTACAACTAGGACAAGAAGTTTATCAATATAATCAAGAACTAGACAGAGTAAGAAAAGAAGCTGAAAATTTTAATTTACCTATAGACAAAGCTATGAAAGCATATAATAACTTTTTAGATATAAATACACCACCTATATTAGACTACGATGAAGAGTCCACACTAAGTGATAGAGGTAGAGCAAACTTAGATGCAATCAAAAGAGACTTTCAAGAAATAGGTGCATTATTTGGTATTGGTGAGTCTCCTTATAAAGATGATACACCTGATCAACCCTCAGCCTTTTCACCACCACTTACAGAGAGAAGAAAACCTGATTTTAAAAAAGACTCTGGTATTACATCTTACAGACCAAGTTCCGATGATAGAAATTTTCTTGCAGAGGGCGGGATAGTTCAACGTATAGGTTTTAAAGAAGGCACTCCTAAAAAAGGTATTACTAGAAGATCTTTTTTAAAACTAGCTTCGTTAGTTCCTGCAACTATGGCAGGTATAGCAAGTATAAGATTAGGGCCGGCTAAAACTAAAAAAATATTTACAACAATAGAAAACATAAAAGATTCAACTACTAAAATTCCAGATTGGTTTGCAACTTTTGCTAACAAGTTTAGAAATACAGGTGATGCTGAAAATCTTTTCCAAACTAAAAAAATTAAACTTACAGAAGATGAATACAACAAAGCTATAGAAGCAGGTGACAAAAGAGTTTTTCAAGATACGGCACGAACACTTGATTACAAAATAAATAATCCAAATCACATGGATTATTACAGATTAGAGGATACTGATGAAGTGATTGCTACTACTTACACAAATAAAAAAATACCAGGTGTACAGATAGAAGACTATGGTAATGAAGTGGTTGTTAATTGGGATAATTCATACAGTCAACCAGTAGAGATGAGATATCAAAAAGGACAGGACTTTGTAGCAACAGATGCTAGAGCATATTCTACTGATCCAGATGGAGGTTTTGACGTTCAGGATGAAATCGTTAGAACAGTTGATGATATGTATGAAGGCACTTCAAGAACCATGGAAGAGTTTGCTACAGGTAAAAAAGTTAATAAAGTATCCTCTGGAGAAAGACAAGTTATGGATGCTGAAATAAGGGCAGAACAATTGGCTGAGAATGCTGCTGAAGATGCTACATTTACAGGAGACCCAATCGATTTAATTACTAGAGATGACTAAATATCCTAAAACTCATTTATTACCACCTAAGTCTGGGCCAACGCCTCAAGGCTTGAAAATAAATTATAATACTGTTAAGGTAGTCAAATTGGAGAAACAAAATGGCAGACAAAATAGACAAGTCCCTGACGCAAGGTCCAAGGGGCTCGGTTACAGTTCCGGGTGAAGAACAAATTCAAGAAACAGTTGAAGAAGTTGCAGTAGAAGAGCAACAGGCACCAGGACCCATTGAAACCACAGAATTAGAAGATGGATCAGTTGAAGTAGATTTTGATCCTATGGCAGCTTCACCAGAGGGTGGTGATGAACACTATGCAAACTTAGCAGAATTTTTACCAGATGAAATTTTAGGAGAACTTGGTTCAGACTTAGTTGGAAAGTATGAAGACTATAATGCTTCAAGAAAAGATTGGGCATCAAGTTATGCAAAAGGTTTAGATCTTTTAGGATTTAAATATGACATGCGTACAGAACCATTTCAAGGTGCATCAGGCGCCACGCACCCAGTGTTAGCAGAAGCTGTCACTCAGTTTCAAGCTTTAGCTTACAAAGAATTATTACCAGCAAACGGACCAGTTAGAACTCAAGTTGTTGGTGCAGCCAACCCTGAAAAAACTAAACAGGCAGAACGTGTTAAAGATTATATGAATTATGAGCTCATGGAAAAAATGAAAGACTATGAGCCTGACTTTGATCAAATGCTTTTTTACCTCCCACTTGCAGGTTCAGCATTTAAAAAAGTTTACTATGATGAACTTGAAAAAAGAGCTATGTCAAAGTTTGTACCCGCTGATGATTTGATTGTTCCATATTCGGCTACCTCATTAGAAGATGCGGAAGCAATCATTCACAGGGTCAAGGTTTCAAAAAACGATTTAAGAAAACAACAGGTTGCTGGTTTTTATAGAGACATAGAATTAGGCACACCTGGTTATCAAGAAAACGATGTAGAGAAAAAAGAAAGAGAACTAGAGGGACAAAGAAAATCTAAAGATGATGATATTTATACTTTGTTAGAATGTCATGTTGATTTAGATTTGGAAGGTTTTGAACACACTGATGATGCTGGAGAACCTTCAGGTATAAAGATTCCATACATTGTAACGGTAGAACTAGCGACAAGAGAAGTTTTATCTATCAGAAGAAATTACGAAATTGGAGATCCAAACAAAAATAAAATACAATACTTTGTCCATTTTAAATTTTTACCTGGACTAGGTTTTTATGGTTTTGGTCTCATCCATATGATTGGTGGTCTGTCTAGAACTGCAACTGCAGCTCTTCGTCAATTATTGGATGCGGGTACGCTCTCCAACCTACCCGCAGGATTTAAAATGCGTGGCATTAGAATTAGAGATGATGCGCAATCAATACAACCTGGTGAGTTTAGAGATGTGGATGCTCCTGGCGGTAACTTAAAAGATTCTTTTATGATGTTGCCATTTAAAGAACCATCTGCAACATTATTAAACTTAATGGGTATAGTTGTTCAAGCTGGACAAAGATTTGCATCTATTGCAGATTTACAGGTTGGTGATGGCAATCAACAAGCAGCTGTTGGTACAACTGTTGCTCTTCTTGAAAGAGGTAGCAGAACAATGTCTGCGATACACAAAAGAATTTACTCTTCTCTTAAAAGTGAATTTAAATTATTAGCAAGAGTATTCAAATTATATTTACCACCGGAATATCCGTACGACGTAGTTGGGGGTCAAAGAATGATTAAACAACAAGACTTTGATGATCGGGTAGATATTGTCCCAGTTGCTGATCCCAACATCTTTTCACAGACTCAGCGTATTTCCCTCGCGCAAACAGAGTTGCAACTGGCGACATCTAATCCTCAAATGCACAATATGTATCAAGCGTATAGAAATATGTATGAAGCATTAGGGGTTAAGGATATTGATTTATTATTAGTCAAACCTCAACCACCTGCACCTATGGATCCTGCTGCAGAAAATATTATGGCTTTATCTGGCAAACCATTTAATGCGTTTCCAGGACAAGATCATAGAGCACACATTACTTCGCATTTAAATTTCATGGCAACTAACATGGCTAGAAATAATCCAATGGTGACTGCAGCTATGGAAAAAAATATTTTTGAACACATTAGTTTAATGGCACAAGAACAAATTGAATTAGAATTTAGAGAAGAGATTCCACAAATGCAGCAGTTAAGAATGATGGCACAACAAAATCCACAAGCTGGTGAGCAATTAAAACAAATGCAGTTAAGAGTGGAGGCTAGAAAAGCTGTGTTGATTGCTGAAATGATGGAAGAGTTTTTAAAAGAAGAGCGTGCAGTAACAGCAGGGTTTGGAAATGATCCGGTTGCACAATTAAGAGCAAGAGAATTAGACCTTAGAGCTATGGACGATGAGAGAAAACGTGTCGAAGGACAAGAAAAAATTAATCTTGATCGTATGAAGGCAATGATGAACCAACAAGATAAACAAGACAAGTTGGATCAGAATGAAAAATTAGCAAAACTAAGAGCTAATACATCAATTGAAAAAACGGTATTAAGTAAATCTATTCCAAATGTAGATAAAATGATACCAGATATCGAAATAGAAAAATATGAAGGAGAAAATCGATGATGAAGAAGAAAAAAATGAAGGCTAAGAAGAAAAAATCTTTTCCTGATGTGTCTGGTGATGGAAAAATCACTAAAAAAGACATATTAATGGCTAGAGGAGTCATACCAAAAAATAAAAATGGTATGAAGAAGAAAAAAAAATGACAAAAGGCCAAAAAAAGGTTAAAAAGGTCATGAAAGAGTTCAAAAAAGGAACTCTAAAAATTGGTGGCTCTGATAAAAAGGTAAAAAATCGTAAACAAGCGATTGCAATTGCTTTAAATCAAGCTGGCATAAGTAAAAACAGGAGGAAAAATGGCAAAAGAGGATAAATTTTTTGTTGAGTCCGAAGAAATAGGTATTCCATCTCAAAATATTGAGTTAGATCCTAGATCTGTAACGACTGCAGACGGTATGCCAAGAAATTACATACCAACTGGAGATGAAACAGAAGTTAGAGGAACTAAAAGAATGCTTAAGGACAAAAAGAAAACAGCTAAG